TTTGAAGAGACCTATCAGAAGACTGAGAAGAAAATCTCGGCTAAACAGATAGAAAAAACGGCTAAAAAGCGTACAGAAGCCAGAAAATTACGAGAAAGAGCTAAGAAAGTAGGATTACCGCTACTTGCTAGGGGTAGACAGTCCCCATTGACTAGATTAAAGTGGAAAGAAAAACTAGAAGAGTTAGAGTCAGTAGTCTGAGACCCATATATTCATTTGATACCTATCAGACCATTCTGAGTGACCCACGGACTTCCTCACCTTAAATTGTTGTATCCAGAATGCCAATTCATCTTCTGATGGGACATGAATTAAATGAAATGTAGTGTTAACCTTATCTTGTGTTGCCATGCACTCATGTAAGTACTTAGACAAGTCTTTATTTTCGCTAGGGGTATGCAAATTTTTCGGTATACCCATTTTACCCCCCTATACAAGAATTTAGGGTGGGGTATGGGCTAATTATGCCATTTTCTCCCCTGAAGAACTCGAAAGCCATGTTAAATATATTGTATCCATCTATACTAACGTATAGATATATAGATAATCTTAATAATAGAATCAAAAAAACTGGCATTATGAATAATCTGTATCATGGAAACCAGTACCATTGAATTTTACGGAAGGGGCTTGGATAACAGTAGCTGTATCGTATGATTCACATGATAGGCATCGTTCACGGGGAATTTTATCACCCATAATGACGGAAAGAACTTCCCAAGTCCAACCACATGAGCGACAAACCCATTTTAGGGTCTTGAATTTTCTCATAATTTAAGTTTATCATCCACACTCATACTGTCAGGGACTAATTGGCAGTAGCAGAACTCTTTACAGATACTCCATCCAGAACCGGGCATCCCCCTAGCAATCCAGCCGTCCCAAGTGTCCACTTCACCAGCTCTACTTGCACAATCGGAGCATAGGTTACTGGACACAGCAATCCATCTCAGCTTTTCCCCCATTTTTCCTGTTCTGCGGAATGCTTGATTAATTCCTCCAATAAGTCCTCGTTTAATGGAGTTTTTAAGTTCCCCGAAGATTCTCCCGTTGCCCCCAAGGTCTTCATGAAGAGACCTAATAATTGATTGTTCGCTAATGCCACTTCCATTAAGCCTTCTAATTTCTTGTCCAAGTCGCTCTGCGAAGATTCGAGCATCGTAAGACAGTCCAGCAGTAACCCAAAGTAGTATGTCTCTGTCTTTGTCATCTAATTTCCCCTTTTCATTAGGCATAATTTACCCTTACCTTACGTTTAATACAAGTTAATTATTTTTTACGAGCCACTTTTAGGGCATCGTAAAACTTTGAAGTGATTTTTGACAAGTTATTCACTTGTAGAAATGGTCTAGGTTTTACTACTTTATTTTTAATCCAACTGTTATCACTAGTGGTATATCCTTCGTGGTGTAGAGTCCCGTAACTCTTCATCATCAACCCTTTCTTTGTTTTAGACAGGCTTTTAGCCAATGCTCCAGTTGCATAAAGTGGTTTTTTCCCACCGGGATAAGGTGGTTTGGTTTTACGCAGTTCTATGGTAGAATCTTTAAGAGCTGGTTTAACTTTTCCGCTTTCTATAAACTTCTTGGAGTCCTTTGCGACTACATCAGCATATGACTCGTTTAAAAACTTATCTATTACCTTTGGTAGCTTATTTGCCATCTTTCCAAAATCAAAATTAGCCTTAATCTCTAATTTCATCCCACATTTCCTTTCCTAGTTGCTTGGCTTCTAGATATTCTTTTTGATGGGCAAGGACAAATTTCTCAATCTGGGATTCAGCCCACTTAACAGGGTCTTCTATGATTTCTTCGATTGTACCCTGTAATTTAATATCAATATCATTGATTTTGTCCAGCTTCCTCACGGAATTGAGCAAAGATTGATTGGCTTGATTCACTTTCGTTTGTTTGTCTGTTGGCATCGATAATTCCTTGTGCTTGGTCAATAGTTAAATCCTTATTGTCCCTTACCATCATTTTAGCACGGGTAATAAGATTTTGTTCTAGGTCAAATTGGTCTTTTAGTATTTGGTCTTGGACTGTTGTTGGGTATTCGACTTCTTCAAAATCCACACCAAAATCCTCAGACAGAGAAATACCATTGTAATTCGCAATTGCTTTTTCCACTTCATAAAAATCTCTTTCATACAGTCTCCACATGGCAATGTCATCAAAGTAATCTTCTTTACGTTCTAGGTCTTTTATCATAAGTGAAATACCCGATGGGACTTCACCGCCAGACTCAGCCCATTGAATCCATAGATGATTATTGGATGCTACTAATTCAATTTGGAATTTAATATTGTTAATAGCTTCTGCTATATTCCCAGATGGGCTTGTGACGTTGTATTGACCATCTTCCCCCATATCCAGTATAGTATTGGAACCAGCTCTCATCATTTCTTGGTCTGCCCGTAGACCTTTGACCCAAGGTTGACCGAACATATTAAACCTCAACCCAAGATTCATTTCCGTTAGACCGATATTGACTTGTTCATTACAATTAATGATGTCACCAGCCCCTTCTACAAAGAAAGAATCAATCTGGTCTTCCCTGTGGGTGAAAACGAATGGCAGAATACCAAGTGGGTTTTCTACTTCCTTGAGAACTTTACCACCATCATCCAATATTGCATAGGTGGATGCGTCCCAATAAGCCCATTGTAGCCCTAGTGTATTCGATAGGTCGGCAGTTTGGTTTAGAAGTGGGTAGATGATTGCTTCTGGCTTAAATGGGTTATCACCAAAATACGATTCAAAGTAATAGATTGGTCGGTATTCAAATTTATCATTTTCCCAGTAAATACGATTCGCAATAGTCCCAACGAGCCGTGTCATTCTTTCGGAGTGTTTCATGCGAACATCTTTAGTGGGAATAAGGGAATTATAGACATCAGTCGTAGAGCCAGTTGTCCTTTTTGCCCCTAGCGTGTAGATACGACTAATTTTATTGATAAATTTTCTTGTAAAGTTAGTCAAGGAAGGAGGTATTTCAGAAAAGGCATCTCCTTGAAAGAAATTTTTAATATATTGGTCGGTTGATGTGCCTGAATAATAATCCAAGTATTTTCTTATTTCCTTCCTACGATTTTGTGCTGTAATTAACTTTGTTTCTGTTAATTTATTCTTAATAATACTATCTATCATCTTTGTATCCTTTTCATTTCCCTATTCTTCATAGGGAATCTATTTGTTATGAAATACCTAAAGGCATCATTCCCGTGGTCATGATACCCATCTTTAATGGGTTCCTCTTTAATTGGCTTTCCCGATTCGCTTTCTGGGTATCTGTATTCTTCAAAGTCTTGTATGACATCCAAGCACTTAGAATCCACATGAATTCTTCTTGTATCATCGGCACTTGCAAAAAACCCCCTAGCATATGCAACACTTGAAACAATATTTCTACTTTCCCTGTCTCGTGTAGCCATGACCCGAATTCCGCTACGTCTAAAGATTTCCATATCACCAGCCCCACTCTGCCCCTGAACATTTGAACCAGCCGGGTCGCCATAATAAGAAATGATAGGGTATCCCTTGGTTTTTATCATCTTAATTAAATCTTCAGTCTTAATATCTTTTTTATGTAGGATGGAGTCAAAAATACGAATATGTTCTTGTCCATCTATTAATTCCGTTTGAATGAATAAAACGGCTGGCATCCTAAAACCAAAATCTATTGAACAATAGGTGGGGAGATTGGGGTTGTATGGAAAACTCCCCGTGTCGAGTTCACGATTGAAATCCCATACCTTACCTTCAAATACAGAAAACTCAGCCCCGAATTCCTGACCAAATAAAGCACTCGACATATTCCGTCTTCTTTCAATAAGAGCTGGGTCTTCCATCCCTAATGGGAACTCATGCTCATTCAGCCAAGATGGTGAAGAATAATTGTGCCATATGTCATCTACTTCCCCAAGTTTGTATAGGTCGTAAATCCAATTCCTACCTTCAGGGGTTGTAATAAAGATAACTTCTCCCTTTCTTCCAGCTACAGTTGGGGATAAGTACATATCCCAAATCTTTTTATTCATTTTGGCAACCTCATCGATTACAAGTAGGTCAAGCCCCTCGCCCACTAAACTTGATGGGTTATCAGCCGACATTCCCTCAACAGTTGTTCCCCATTTGAATTTAATATACATATCCTTCTCTGATGAGCGCACTACATCTTCAGGGTGACCAACTACCATTCTTTGCCATATCTCCCTAAAAATTAATCTAGCTTTTTTATATGACATCCCCACAACCCATATTCTTTTATTTGGCTGTGATGCTACATAGGTTGCTTCCATAGCTGATGCCCAAGTTTTACCAAATCTCCTCCCACATACAAAAACATGGAATCTGGCAGTCGTCTTTTTTGGGAAATGCAACGCAAGTTGACCACGATGTGGGGTGTAACCAAGATACTGAAACCACTTTCTTTTAAATTCGTAATTTTTTTCTTGCATTAGAATGTATATTAACTTACATTATAGGTACTATTAATGCAAGGAAAATATCTTTGTAAAAAACCAACTCACACAAGAG